TAGGTCTTGTTAATACTTGTACTATTTTTGCCATTATCTTCTTCCGTCTGGTTGTATATCTAATCTAAAAGTTCCTAACCTCCAACTTTGATTAGTCGATGTGTTTTCTATTTTAAGTGATACTGCTCTACCTCTTGCACGAGTGTCTACCTTTTGTGTGCTAGATGTTATATCAAATGGTCCAAGTGATGAGCTTGCTCTTGTATCATTTGGAAAATTTCTTAAATTTAGTGTAACTCTTGTTGCTCCTGTTTGTGAAATAAAGTCAGGTATAAATCTTCTAACTTTCATTATAAACTCACCATCCCCCCTGAGATCTGCTGCACCCGTAGTTTGACCAGTTGCACTTCTTCTTTGACTTATATCAAAATCTCCAGAAGATATGTTTGCAAGTATTGCAGTTGTGGCTCCACCTCTAACTTGATCAGTTCCTGTTTCATGTTGATAGTATGTTGTTCTACCTTCAGTGTTGCCCACAACATCAAAAGATTACCAGCGTATCTAAAGAAACCATTCTCTGACATCCAATATGCAGAACCATCTACTTCTACACATGCATTCTGTCCAACTAGTCCACAGTTTGTGCCCACTTGTGAAAACGCAAATGTAAATGGAGATCCAACAAATCTTTGTGTAAACAAAGCTGTATCAGTCCAAACATATAATGCATCTCTACCACGGATAGCTCCTCTGATCTGTGATCCGTCAGCCAATCTTTGTGTACCAGCTGTATTGGTTGCTGATGGTGTATATGTATTAATATCCTCTTGATCAGAGAATCTAATAAACATATCATCTTGAGTCCCCGCATCTCCTATTGTCGTTTCTGTTCCATAAAATACTAAGTGTCTATCAGGTGTTGATACAACCATGTGTCTTGATGCAGTTGGTGCACCAGTTATAATTGTAGCTCTTGTGTCAGTGGCATTTGTTAAACTAGAGTCCCAAGAAAATACTGCACTATCGTGTATTAAACAAATAGCTTTATCACCAAAATTATCTAGTGACCACATACCTGGTTCTAATACTAAGTCTCCAGATGCGGCTTCACCCCAACCAATAAAAGTAGTTGTGCTGGTAATTGTTGCACCTGCACTATGTGCTGCAGCGGTTGTACCACCCACACCTCTGGTTACACCTGTAAGTTCTCCTGTGGCTGCAATACCCGTGTAAGATATTTCTTCACTATCTATTTGTAAAAAGTTTGTACCTGCTGTTGGAAACTGTGATGCATCCACTAATATAATACCTGTTGTTGCAGAACTTGTTATACCGTTTTGTAGTGTAGTTGTTGGATTACCAGCAACTGTACCACCCCAAGATCCTAGTGACCAACCAAAACCTTTTGCTTGCACAGCTGGTCCTACAGGATAATAGTGTTGTACTCTAATACCGCCTGATGTTGTTGCACCAGATCCTGACTCATTTGATGGCATAGTAATAGTTAGCGTCGTGCTTGTAGGCACAGTTGTAACCATGAATTTTTTATCTTTAAAATCTGCTTCTACAAAGTTTGAGTTAGTGATCGTAGAAAAATTATCTAATAATATTATATCTTGTGCAGATATGTTGTGTGCACTAGAAAAAGTTATTGTGACCTCAGCTGATCCGTTGGTCGTGGTAAATGCACTTGTAAGCGTGGTTGTGGACTTGATAGGATGTATATCGTAATATACACCACCAGAGAAAGCATATAGAATTCTGTTCGTACCAATAATGGCATACTTTCTAGCTAAACTATTTACAAAATGATGTAGACCTCTGCCTGCACCTGTAAGATTACTGTCTCCTAGTTGCTTCCAACCACCTATTTTTTCTGGAATACCATAACGAAATCTGACATTATCGCAGTCTGTCCATTGACCTTCTGCTCCAGTGTCCGTA